TTTAGCCTGTAAGCTTTCTGTTCTTCTTCGAATTCCTGTGTTGCTTGGGCTTGTACTTCGTTATGGGCTGTGTAAAGCTGTTCCATATTAGAGTTGTAAGCCTTGTCCGCAAAGAATTCATTTAAATCCCTTTGAATCTTTTGGATTTTAAGCTGATGCCTATAAGATGCAGCCTGGGAATAACCTTGAATCATTCCCGAAATGGTCGAAGACACCATCCCCCATTCCCCAGTTTGTTGCTTATTCACTACTGCGTTCCTCCATAGTGTCTCTGATTGCTTTGATATCGTTAGAGATAACCGCTATGTCTTTTTTGATTATTGCTAAGTCCTTTTTGATGTTATCCGTTACAATTTCCAGTCTTGCTATGGCTTTATCGTGTTGAGATAGACGATATTCATTCATCTCAATGGAACTTTGCAAAACTCCAAAAAAGAAAATTACAGAAACTAAAGGCGTAAGAAGCAAGCTCCCCATTTTTAAGTACTCAAAGGCAGTATATTTAGTTGTCATTTTTTTCTCCTCTAGAGTACATGTTTGTTAGACCCTTGTTAGTGGTAAAGTCGAAGCGGTAGAACTTATCCCCCGTCTCCTGGTTAGTATAAACCTCACCTGAAAGAATGAATCCTATAGTATCATTGAAAGCTTGATAATTAACGTCCTGGCAATTAACAAAGGAGACTAAGTGGTCATAAAAGAAACAGTGGTTTTCAATTAGCGCTTTCACAGCTTTAGTGAAAGCAACGGGGTACTTCTCTACTTCATCAGTACTCATAGCCCATACAAGACCTGTAGAGGGTTCAGGGAAATCAGCCACACCTAGAAGTGAGATAGGTTCCCCATCAGCTTTAATCACTGCAACGAAGCGAGATAGAGCTGCATTTGTTAACGACATCCAACCAGGAGATTTCTCTAATTGCCTAATTGTATCTTTCTGTCTCTCCCTCAAGTGGTTGGCTACGTAAGCAGCTTCTGCTGGCGAAGGTTGGAAGTCAGTTGTAATTTTCATCGTTGTAGCATGGGGTTGTTGTAATTGATACTAAAACTAGCTCCCGTGATAGTTGCTGTTTGATGTGTATCAGAAAAGAGTCTGATTGTTGGTGCATCATTCCTAGCTCCAACAAATAATCTTAGTGTCCCTGTTTCTTCTGTTTGGTCTCCTAGGATTGCTCCTCCCACAGTCGTTCCAGTAAAAGTTTTAACGGTAGAGTCACGGTTTAAGTCGGGGAACGAAGCTTCAAGCTTCATAAGCTGAGAATTAGAAAAATAACATTCCACAAAGCGAATAGTAGTTCTTCCGTCGATAACAGGAACTGATTCTCCTTGTAAGTTCCCTTTCTTTAGGTACTGTTTAGAAAATTCATACTCACTAAGGAAGGAAGCCCCATAATTAAACGCTGCGTCCGTTTCCCAATCTCCACTAACCTTCACCAACTCCCGACCATCATCACTGTTAATAGGAGCAGCTAGTATAGTTCCTGTAACTCCTGAGTCATTTACGATTACTGGAGAGTAGTCATCGTTGGTAGAAATCTCATAAGGTAGCTGGATGATAGTCCAATCTTCATCGGAGTCATAGCCTAATGTATGCGCACCCACAGTCCCCGTAAGGGTACAGTCTGTATTAGCTACTACAGAGTCAAGGGAATAGGTGATATCGTCTGTATTGTCGAACCTAATGGTATCCAGGACATATTTAGAAGTTCCTGTGCCATCGGCAGAAGTGTTTGCTACGGTTAGCTCATTTACAATTCTACAGTCAGGACCAATGAAATCAAAAAATAAAATATTTTTTACATAGTGATTGAATAGATATTTACTCCAAGAAGATTGGACTCTCCCTTTATCTGTATCAAAAAACTTATAAACATAAAGCTTAGGTCCTGTGTCATAATCATCTTCGTCAACAGTTTCATCTGTTCTTACGAGAATACACTGAGCGAGAGAACTTGTTCTGATATCTATAACATCCCCTTTGATATAGCTAGGAGTATGTGCAGTTAGGTTTCTAGCCCCAAAGGACTTGTTCGTTGAACCAGTAGGGTAGAGTTCCATAATATCAGATGCAGCTCCCTTATTCCTAGCAAAGATAATAGAGTTATCAAGTGCTTTAGGTTTAACTGTTGGGCTAGAGTCATAGCTGCTCAACAGGGATAGAGATGCTGTTTGAGGGGTTAGACCTTGATTCCCATAAGAAACAATAAACTGAGCTCTTTCTGAGAATACTAAGAGCTGGTCTGCAAAAGGAACTGCATGATTTAGATATGTAATATTATTTAGGGAAGACTGGATATCAATTCTATCCGAGGGTAACACTTGAGTAACTGATGTGCGGAAGAATTCAAAAGGGTCATCTGTTTCTGATAAAATTAAATTTTCTCCCGATACGAATCCAAGTCTTGATTTAAAGAAGACTAAGTCACTAATCCTATTGCCTACAAAGCTTGGGAAAGGGTTAGTTGTAGAATCTCCTGCTTTTTTTTCTTCCCACTTGTTTCTGTCGTCATTGTCATCATCGTCACCGCCATCATCTAAAGGACCAAACCAATAGTTATCATCATCAATACGAACTAGAACATGAGGCATTGTTTCCCTGTCTAACCTCAACTCCTCTCCCCATCCAACTGATTCTTCCCAATGACCTGCTCCTATCACGTTATCAGCAACATCAGCGTCATCTGTAATAAACTTAACATAGTAATTATCAATATCTGATTCGGGGGAGCCTGTAATCTCTAGGTGGAAGTTATTCCAACAGGATAGAGGAAGACCGTCAAAGCTCTTAATTTCATTGAAGCACCCACTAGAGATGCTATTACCCCAAGAGTCTTCAACGATAATAGTAGGGTCATCTTCCCCTGCAGGGTCATCAAGCCTAATAAATAAAGATGACCCATAATCGTCTCTGACAAACTCGAAATCAGTCGCCAAAAAAGAGCCTGTATCCTCGACGGCTACTACAATTTTAGTATCCTCAATACAATAAGCTGCAGCATTTGCGATAGTAAAAGTTCCCTCACCCTCGTCTTCCAAGCCCCAATGAAGAGCAGCAATGATGTTGGAAGTTTTATAATCGTTTGCTGCACCAGAAGTCGATGATTTCTCTGTAGCTGCAGTAACGACTCTCTTGTAACCGTCTGTATCAGTAAGGGTTACCGTGTATGTAGTTGAAAATTGACCCTCTTGAATAAAAACAAATCCGTTTTGCTCATATCCATCATCATTAGTGTCGTCCCGACTTGCTACTAGCTTCGCTTTATTCAAGAAGAAGGTGTAGTCTGATATAGTTACAGCTTCGTAAGGTGCCTTATCCCAATCGTCAAAGGTATATTCTAGATACGGTGTGCCTAAAGCGTCGTAACCTGTATCATCGTCGATTGCCACCCCCGAGCCTGGGTCATGGAAGAGGTTAATTGGAGCACCTGTGGAAGCATTGTAAAGAGCAACTCTTCCTGACCGTACTACAAACAAGAGTTCTTCATTATCATCTCTTTTGATTGAATGAAGGAAAAGGTGCTTGGGGTCCAATACATCAGAGTTATGGAAAGGTCCATCAGCACCATACGTGGTTGGTTGAATATGGGATACGAAATCTGCACCAGGTCTTTTTACTAGACCTTTAATTGCGTCTGAAAGAAAATTTTTCTGCTCCTCACATTGGGAGTCAAACCTTTGAGAGTGGGGCTGTTCCGAAACTCCACCAGTAAGGTTTTTAATATCTTTTTTCTTCAGACTCATTATTATATTCTCCTGTTAATTAGATTTCTTGCATGCGAGTTGTCTCTGAGAACATTCAATTTATCAACACCCACTTCATAATTAAGCAGCTTAGCTCTTGCTTCAAGCTCATCTACCTGGGAGAATGCCCTGATATCTTTAGAACCTACTAATCTATCTGCGTACACTCTTGCAGCTCTGATAGTACAGTAACGTTTAGCAGCTTCAGGTAAGTTAGCAAACTCTAGCAAATATACAATATTCACACTTACAGAACCTGTAAACTCGTTTGTCTTATCCGTCATTGAGTAGAGGAGATAAGAACCAGAACCTGGTGTAATTTCTCTTAGAACATACTCATCTGTTTCTGAATCAGCTGCTTGGACCCTAACCCAATGAGATTGAGCAATAAGGTGATTTGATACATCTGGAATTACAGTGATATCTAGCTCAGTATTAAACACGTAAGAATCCTGGCACAGTTCCTTGATAACTTCATCTAAGATATCCTCAGCCAAGCTCACTTCAAAAGGTACGGTTCCCGTCAGCGTATTTGTACTTGACTCTCCGATTACAGAAAGCATAGTATTGACTGCTTGCAGTTTAGTTGTTCCTATTGCCATTTATTTTTTTTCTCCTTGGTTAAAAATAGTGAGGGAGCGCTTGACACGCCCCCCCACAAACTATAATATAATAATACTATGCGCCTCCAAGAGGTGCAATACCAATAGACCGCAAGACATCACAGCCGATGGCTTGTTTCGCAACAAGTAAGTTACCTTGACGTTCTGGTACCCAATCTACAGAAGTAGAAAGACCCTTAAGAGTTACTGTAGCTGCGCAATCCTTATGGAAAGCCAGCGCTCCAATCTTAGTAGCAGCGGAGTCGTCGTAAACGTCGCCTCGACCTAAGCCGATATCTACCAAAGGCTTACCAGCGCCATCCAAATCAGTTTCGCCATCAAACTCGCCCCAAAGAGCACTGTTGATGATTTCAAAACCCATGTACCACAATGTACCAACATGACCTCTATCACCAGTAGTGTTGTAATCACTTCCGATAACGTCATCTTCATCCATTAGCTCATAGAACAGTGTAGGGGTTACAAGAACGTAACGTCCTTGCTTAGGTACACCGCCCTCATCCATTTGACCCGCAGCACCTACAATCGCAGCCTTCAGGTTAGCCACTGTCCAGCTTGAAGCCGTGCCTTCTTCCACTTTTGTACCAGCATCAGATAGCATAGCAGCGATAGCCCAACGGTCATGAGCAGTAGCCAATGCAGCACCCATCTGTTCAGCGTAAGGACCCCGAACATCATAGTGAGCCATCATTTCTTCTACTTCATCAACGAAAGCAGTTGCGATAAGCATCTTGTTGATTGAGATAACTTTCTCATCGTTAGTCATGTCAGACTCATATCCATTAGAATCGGAGAAGAGGTCTT